AGGGTTCGAACCTGCGACCCCTGCCGTGTGAACCCAAATGGCGGACAGGGCCGCACGGTATGGATGCCTGCAAATCCGGCCCGTTTCGGACAGCGACGGACGGCAGATTACACCAGAATTTACACCGGCTTGGGCGGGTCCGCCTGCCGGTAATACCGCATTGGCAACCTGGTGCAGAGGTTGCGGGCGACGATTTGGCGGCCTTGGAGCCATTCGCCGGGCTGGATGATGCGCAGGGCGAGGCGGTCGGGGGTGGAGCCGTCGACTTCGATGGCGCGGTGGCCGCCGGGGATTTCCCACAGGTCGCCGTTGCTCATGGGTGTGCGGGGGTTGTTGCGTCAGGCGCGCAGCTGGGTGAGCGGGCGGTCGTATTCATCGGCGCCGCAGAGCATCATCAGTTCGGCCTGCAGGTGGCACAGGGCCTCACCGTCGCTGTCGGTGGGGGCCATGCCGGCGCGTTTGAGGATGCGCAGGGCGGTATGGTTGGTTTCGTGTGACAAGGTGGTGAGGCGGCCGTCGAGCCAGGCGATGGTGTAGGTGATGGCGCCGAGCTTGTCGGCGGTGCTGAATGATCGGCCGGCGCAGGGGGTTTCAGCGGCGGCGGGTTGGCCGATGGATTGGCACCAGGTGACGAAGTCGGCGCGGGTGGTGAACAGGCGCAGGGTGCCGCCATAGATGGGCACGCGGCAGGTGAAGGGCAGGCGGGCGGGCATGGTGGCGGGCGCGGCGCGGGGCTCAGTGCTGATCAGTGCTGCTGGAGGAATTGCTCGACGGCGGCGCCGTCGATGCCTGGCGGTAGCTGGCTGAGGTCGGGAGCGTCGAAAATGGCGTAGGCCTCGGAGCAGTAGCGGCCGAAGAATCGCCAGCTCATGGGCTGGCGGGCGCCCCAAGTGATGCAGACGGGTCCGGCCTGGGTGTAGCCGACGACGTAGACATAGTGGCCGCCCCATGAGCCGGGGGCGGCTTTGTCGCCGCGTGTGGTGGTCCAGGGCAAGCCGCGCTCGAGCTGGCGTTGCGCGCTGAGGGGCAACTCCAGGCCGATGCCGACGCCCAGGTTGGCGCAGATGGCGCGTTTGAGCTCCATGGTTTTGCTCGGGCGGATTTCGGCGAAGGCGCGGATCTTGTAGTTTTGGCCGGCGGCTCGCCAGCCTTGCTTGCGCCACTGCTTGAGACTGTCGAGCACGACCAGGCCCGAATCGACGCCGCCGGTTTGGCGGAAGTATTCGGCCTTGATGTCTTCGTCGGAAATGGTCAGCGCCCTGCCCTGCTCCTGGCGCTCGAATCTCAGGGTTTGGTGGGCGCGGCCGCTGATGACGCAGCAGCCCAGTTCGTCGTTGGCAAACATCGGCGTGGGCACGGTGGGGCGGTTGTCGTCGACGTCGTAGGCAACGGGCGGCGCGGGCGCCTTGGTGAAGAGCGCGCCCATTAGCAGGTTGCGCGGGTCGCGTTGGGCGGGGGATTTTCCGAGGGCGTAGGGCATGGTGGTGGCGGTGGTCAGGCGGATCAAGTGGAGGAGGATTGGCAGACGATCGGCACGCTGAAGACCCAGCCGCCGACGGTGAAAGCCACCACGCCGGAGCCCTGCAGGGTGCCGCAGGACACGCGGGCGACGAAGGGCGGCGGGTGGGGGTCTGTGGCTTCGGTGGCGCGGCTATTGGGCATGGCGCACAGCACGGCGGCCACGACGATGAGGCGCGGGTAGCGGGTGGCTGTTTGGCTCAGCATTGCTGCACCTCCGCCTCACGCCGCAGCACTAGGCCGTGCAGCACGCGCCCGGCGGCATAAACCCACTTGCGCAGCTCAGTGGGCACGCTGGCCCAGTCGCCCGCGTTGACCTTGCGGCGCAGGCTGCTGGCGCTCAAGTTGCCCTCGCCCAGGTTGTAGGTGTAGTCGGCCAGGGCGCCCACGCGGCCGGGTGCCTGGTGCACGATGGCCGGGCATTGGCGCAGCAGAGCGGGCAGGTAGGTGCGGCGGATCATCAGCAGCAGCAGGCGCTCGGCCTGGGCGCTGCTGATGGGTGGGTCGGTCAGCTTGACGGGGCGGCCGTCGGCGTAGTGCGTGGCACCGTAGCCGATGCTTGGAACGCCGGCCGGGCAGAGGTAGGGGTCGGCGCGGAAGCCCTCGAAGCGGCGGCACAGGACGGCGCAGACTTCGATGGCCTGGCCGTAGGTGTCGGGCGCGGCGTCGTTGGCTGCGGTCACGGCGGCGCTGATGACAGTGGGCTGGTATTCCGGCGGCACCGGGCGGCCGACGTAGGCCAGGGCGCGGGCCAGGGTGGCTGAATCAAAGCGGCTCATGGGGTTCGCCACGGCGCGCTTAGCTCTTGCCGCGCTTGAACAAGCTTCGGTCGGCGATGTAGATGCCCAGCACACCGCCCGTGAGCATCCAATCGTTTTCGCTCAGTTGCCACCAGCCGGCGAAGTTGCCGATCCACGCGACGATGGCCACAGTGGCCAGGCCGGGGCGGATGACGCCGTTCCACAGGTCCACCAACCAGATGCCGGTGGCTTTGCCTGTGGCCTGCACCGCGCTGCGCCAGGCGTCGGCGGTGATCTTCTCCACCTCGCCTTCAGCGGCCACCCGGATCACCTGCACACCCAACTCGGCCTGCTGCTTGATGGCGGCCATGTTGCGCTCATGCTGGGCCGCGTCGTTGGCGGCCTGCAGGCGAATGCGCTCGATCTCATAGGCGTGGTCTTGCCTCTTGTTCCACGCGGCGACCAGCTCGCCGAAGATCAACCGAAAAGCGGTTCCACCGAAAAAGCTGAGGATGGCTGAAAGGGCTCCAGTGATCATGTCTTTGACTCCGTTGTTGCGGTGGTTTGTGGCGTGGGGCGGGTGCCGAGTGGATAGGGCTGCACCCAGGCATCGCCGCGGCGGCGGCCTGGCATGGGCACGGTGGCGGGGAATCCGCTTTCGCTGACGGGCCAGGCGGACGGCAGAGGCCCGGCGCCGCTGTCCAGCGGCATGCGGTCGGTGCTGCGGCGCAGGGGGTGGCCGGGACGGCCGGCGGACCGCCAGCGGCGCCAGACCTTGAGCGCGGTGCTGGCAACGTAGAGGGCGCAGCCGGCCAGCATGAGGCCATAGCCTGGGCTGGTGTAGCCGGTCTTGACGACGAGGGAGAGCTGCAGCACGGCGCCCAGGGCCGTGAGCATGAAGGCGGCGCGCTGGGCCATGGTGTCGTCAAAGCTGCGCGTGAGCACGGCGAGGATGCAGCCGCCCAGGATGACGATCAGGCAGGCGATGTGGAAGGCCTGGGTGGACACCAGCAGGCCCAGGTCGTGCAGGAATGTGGCGAGCGATGCAAACATGGCGGGTCAGTCCTTTCTGCGGAAGCGCGGCGGCAGGAGCTTGGTGAGGTTGAGGCTTTCGACGGCTTCAAATCCCTGGCCGATGAGCGACATGCCGAACAGGCCGAGCACGAAGCTGGTGGCGTTCTGGCTCATGATGGGGAAGGCACTGAGCACCACGTCGGTGAGCCAGTGGCTGCAGCCCACGCCGCCGATGAATGAGACGATGCGCTGCCACCAGTTGATGCCGGCCAGGCGCCACATGGCGATGAAGCTGCCGACGGCGCCGGGCGCGGCTTTGATGAGGTGGGGTTCAATGTCCATGGGTGTGGCTCAGGTTGTCAGAGCGGTGACGGTGTAGACGCGCGGCGCCGATCGGCTCCAGACCACATGAATGACAGGCGTGGTCGATGCCAAGCGCTCATCGATAGTGCGGGTGGCCGGCTCTTGGGCGTTCACTTGCGCCGCGATTTGGCCTTCCGCGTTGAAGATGGCGCTGCCTTCCGCCCCGGTTTGGAATACCCAATTGGCGCCGGTTGAATCGGCCGTGACGCTGCCGCCCGGAATGGCCGGCCAGGCTGTATCCGTGCGCGTGACGGTGTAGCTCATGGTGGCCGTCGCACCCCAACCCTGCGCGCCGTGCGTTGCCGACATCGATGTCAGCGTCGTTTGCACGATGTAGATGGTCCGTGTTCGGGGCGAGATCAGGCGCATGTCATGCCCGGGCCACGCGGTGCCGGATGCGTTGAGGTAGACGGGATGCGCGTACAGGTTGGCGATGGCTTTCCCGTCATTGCGGGCGGCCGTCCCCACGCCGTCGCTCCAACCCATGAAGGCGATGAGCGCATGGGGCGATGCATCCGCCGTGATGGGCGCCCATGTTTGGCCGCGGTAGCGCTCCTGGAAGCCAGGCTCGGGCCCCTTTGTGCCCTCATAGGTCAGGTAGGCGGTGTATTTTTCGCACGGCTTCGGGTTGTCCAGAAACCCGATGACCTTGGCGTCATATTCGCCGGCCAAGGCGCTGCGGATGAACTGCACCACCACGCGGTCGCCTATCTCAAAGGCTTTGGCATTGCAGCTCATGTAGCTCACGGGGATGCGCGAGAGCTGCGTGAACTTGTTGATGTCCAGGCGCTGGGCGCTGCTGGTGGCGGGGGCTAGGGATACGTCGGCGGTGTCGTTGTCGTAGTTGATGCCGGTCAGGGTGCCCCATCGGTAGGTGGGCATGTGTTTCTGCCAGCCGGGCAGGATGGCGAGGTTCAGAAACGACTGCTCGGGGCTCATGATGTGGGGCATGGTCATCAGGCCGTCGCTGGGAGCCCAGGCGCGGGCGTCGGGGGCGATGAGGGTGAGGTCGCTCTCGCCGTTGATGTCGATGGTGGCGACGGGGCCGGCTCCGTCTTCTGTGAAGGTGGTGCACCAGGCCTGTTTGGTGATGCTGCTGACGGCGGTGTTCAGTGTGGCGATCTTGGTGAGGGTGTTGGCGCGCTCGTAGCGCATCTTGTCGCCGTTGAGCTGCATGGGGCGCAGGGCGTCTTGCACGCGCTCCAGGTCTTTTTTGGCGATGGTGAGGATGGTGGCTTTGAGGGTGTCGCTGATGGGGTTGCCCGCCTCGGCATAGGGCGGCGGGATGAGGCCGGTGCCGACGATGCGCAGCTGCTCTTTCAGTTCCGCCTCGCGGGCCAGCAGCGTGGCCATGGTGGCGATTTGCTTGTTGATTTCGGCGTCGTAGCGCACCACCAACTGGTTCAGCGCGGCCAGCAGCGCCTCTTTTTGCGCGGTGCCGTAGTCCACCGTGATGGTGTAGCGGCCATCGGTGCCGCCGCCGGCGATGACAGCGCGGCCCATCAGGAGCGCTCCCCGACATCCATGTACTGGTCGTTGCCCGGCACGTAGTAGTTGATGTAGTCCACCAGGATGTCTTGGCTGGCGTAGGTGGCGCGCATGCCGGGGCGCAGCAGCCAGTCGATATTGGCGCGCATGCGCACGCTGCCGGGCAGGCCGGCGACGCTGCGCACACCGGTCAGCGCGCGGTCTTGGGCGGCGGGTGGGTTGTCGTTGGGCGTGAGGGCGTCGGGGTAGCCGCTCAGGACGATGGTGTAGTTGTTGGGGCCTTGGCTGGGCTCGCGCACCTCCAGCGCACTGCGGGCCATTTCGTACTCGATGACCTGGCCGCCGGCGGTGGTGGCCTGGCGGCTGATGACGAAGTCGGTGGCTGCCAGGATGGCGCTGGCCCATGGCGCGGCGGCCGGAACCACGCATTGCACGTAGCAGGCCGAATCGGTCTGCAGCGTGGCCTGCCAACTGCTGATGGGCACACGCACCAGACCGCCGGGCGTGACGAGGTCCATGACGTAGCGTATGGCTTCGGCACCGGTGAGGCCGGTGGTGAAGTCGTGCCAGGCCAGGAGCTGCGGCGCGGCCAGGGGGCCGGGTGTGCCGATGACGCCAACGATGGGCACGGTGCCGAGCAGTTGCGGTGTGCCCAGCGGGCCGGGGGCGGCGAGGCTGGCGAATTGCTGGGCGGCCAGCAGGGCCGGTGTGCCCAGTGGGCTGGCAGCGGCGACGATGGCGGACTGCTGGAAGCCCAGCAGCGCGGGGGCGCCGAGCGGGCCGTCGACGGCGAGGCTGGCGTAGTACTGCGAGGCGACGAGGGCCGCGGCGCCCAGGGGGCCAGCCGCCGATAGGCCGGCGAATTGGTGGTGGCCGAGCAGCGCGGGGGTGCCGAGCGGGCCGGGGGAGGCGATGCGGGCTTCCGCGGGGCCGGTGAAGGGGCCAGTGGGGGGCGTGAAGTTGGCGGTGTAGCGGCAAACGCCAATATCGAAAATGAGTTCGTCTAGTGCCCCTGTGAGGTTGGCGTAGTTGTTCCCGATGGCCGAAACATAGGTGCCGATCGTCAGAATGTTGGGATCGATGACCCAGTCGTTGAAGACGGCTGACTGCTGCAGGGCGCCATTGATGAAGAGGCGCATGTCGCCAGCGGCGTCGCGTGTCCACGCAAAGTGGAATAGTGTGTTCCGTGGCGGGTTGGCCGCGGTAACGATGTTGCCGTGGTAGCCGCTGTAGAGGATGAGCGCCGCGCTCGTGTACCAGATACTCCATGCAGAGTGGTAATTCGACTCGCCGCCTTGCATCATGGCCACCAAGTGGCCATCGCCGGCGGTATCTAGGCGCGCCCAGCCCTCTAGCGTGAATTGGCCGGTGGCGCGGAAGTCACTGCCCGTCGATGGCTGGATGTAAAGGCCAGAGGATCCGTTGAAATATGCACCGCCCGCCCCGAATTTGGCGGCGCCCGCCTGAATAGCCGGCGAGCCCGACGCGGTCCAACTGTGCCCGCGCTCGTCCGTGAGGTCGGCGTCGAAATGAAAATGAAACCCGGCGCCCATGGCGGCGACTGAATTGGCGCTGCGCTACCGATCAGCCGATGACGATGGAGACGATGCTCACCGGCGCGCCGGAGACGAGGGCCAGGGTGTTGAGCACGACCTTGCCGGCGACGGCGGTGGTGCCGGCCTGGGCGGGCAGGGAGAGGTGCACGGTGCCACCGCTGGTGCACAGCTCGGCATAGGCGGCGGTGCCGCTGGCGGCGGCGTTGACGGCCGATGGCGCGGTGATGGTGAGCACGCCGGTGGTGCCGTTGACGCTGCCGCAGGGGTCGGACAGGGTGTAGGACACGAGCAGCACGTCGGATGCATCGCGGATGCGCAGCAGGGCCGCGGCGCCGCTGTCCAGCAGGTCGCGGAACGAGGTATTCGCGGCCACCAGGGCGGCGGCGCTGTAGGTGGCGGTGGTGGGTGCGGGCATGGTGGCGGCTCCTGATGTGGGGCGGTAGGTGTGGTGGGCGGTGTTGGGGGCGGTGTTGTGGCTGTGTCGGCGCGGGCGTCAGGCGTCCAGGCGCCTGTCAACCAGCAGGGTGAGGCGGCTTTCGCGGTCGCCGGGCGTGTAGGCCAGCGGCGCGGCGAGGAAGAGGCCTTCGGCCAGCGCGCAGGTGAGCTTGGGGTAGCTGCGCACCAGGCGGGCGATGTCGGCCTCTTGCGCGGCGGATGTGGGGGACCAGCGCAGTTCGAAGGTGCGGTCGGCCTGGCTGAAGCCGAAATCGTTGAACACGGCGCCACCGTCCAGCGTGGCCACGCGGTTGGCGCGGCGCTGCACGTTGCCGGTTTCGGCGGCGGGCAGCAGCGCGAGCTGCACGGGCGCGGTGCCGTCGTATTCGAGGGTGGAGAGGATGGCCTGGGGCATGGTGCGTCAGGCTCCCAGCAGCATGTTGAGGCCGTCTTTGTTGGTGCGGACCTGGATGGCCTTGAGGATTTCCCACATAAAGGCCTCGAGGTGGGGCTTGAGGCCGGAGCCGTCGACCTTGATCATGGCGTCGCCGTTTTGCAGGTTGCGGGCCTGGGCGTCGAGCACGCGGATCTGGGCTTCGGTCAGGCGCTCTTGGGTGCGCAGGGCGGCCGATCGGTTGGCGTTTTCCTGGTCGATCTGGTCGAACAGCTTGTTGCGGACGCTGGAATCCATCAGATCGTTGGAGCCCGAGAGCGCGCCGAAGGCCTTGTTGATGACGTCGGCGGTGCTGTTGACCGTGTTGTCCAGCGACTGGAAAGCAGCCTTGATGCGCTCGGTGTCGGCCTTCACCTGCTCGACGTTGAGCGTGACACGGGCTTCGATGGCCTTGATGCGCTCGTTGCTGGCGAGCTTTTCCATTTCCAGGGCCCATTGCTGGGCCTTGTCGCGGGCGCGTTCGGCTTCGCGCGCCTGGTCGGCGATGGACTTGGTGGTGACGCCGAGTTTCTTGTCGAGGCCCTCTTGTTCCTTGGCGATCAGGCCCATGCCCTTGGCGAGCTCGTCGGACGTGATGCGGCCTTGTTCCCACGCGGCCTGCAGGTCGTCTTTCAGGCGCGGCAGGTATTTGGCGTCGTCGATCTTCTTGAGCACGGCCTCCAGGCCGGCGAGCATCTGGTCGCCGCGGACGCTGGGGCTGTTGGTCAGGGTGTCGAAGGCCTGGATGACCTTGGACACGTCGCCGTTGACCTTATCGGGGTTGACGCCCAAGAATTTGAAGGCGTCGGCCACGTCCTTGATGGCCTGGGCTTGCGCGTTGGCTTGGCGCGTGAGGCGCGCGGTTTCGGCGTCGGACTGGTCGCCAAGGCCCCCGATGGCGTCGGCGGCCTGGCGGGCGATGCGGGCGGTTTCGGCGAGGGACTGGTTGCCGCTTTCGGTTGCCAGTCTGAAATCACGCACCTTGGTGTCGGCAATGCCGACTTCGATGGCAAACGTGTCGAACGAGCCGCCGCGGAAGACGTTCATCAACGCGCGGCCGGATGTGATCATGGCCTCGGTTTGAACACCGAAAAGGGCGAGCTCGCGGGCAAGAAAATCAAGCGCGCCACCCGAGAGCCCACCCATGGCTGTGCCAATGCCTTGGAGCATTTGCTGCCAGGCATTGCCTAGGCGGTTGACAGCGGCTGTGTAGGTGTCAATACGCTCAGGGGCGCCAAATGCCTTGGCTACTTCCTCCGAAAATCCGACCAATGTCTCGATGCCGACTTCGCCCTCTTTCAGCATGTCTGAGAGCTGGGCTGTTGTTACGCCCAATGAGCGGGCGTAGATGGCAAACGCCCCTGGCAGGCGCTCCGAGATTTGGCCCCTGAGCTCTTCCGATTGAACGAGGTTCTTGCTGATTGACTGGGTGAGTGCGACGAAAACACCCTCGGTGTCGGCGGATGATTTGCCGAGCACCGACATGGCACTGCCGATGTTCTCGAAGATGCGCCTGGCGGCTTCACCCTCCAGCGATGTACCTTTGGTGGCGGCCAGCAAGTTGACGTAGGCTTTTGTCGTGTCGCCGACGCTCAGGCCGAGGCGGTCTGATGTGGAGCGCAGATAGTCAAGCTCTTGGGCCGATGTGCCGGTGCCGCGAATGGCCGTGACCGCTTGGACAAAGCGCTCCAGTTCGACATTGGCCTCGGTGAATTCGCGCGCAAGTTGGGCGACAGTGGCGATGCTGAAGACGCTGGCCAGAAGCGGCCCCAGTGCGCCCAGGCGGTTGGCCAGGCCGTCGATGGCGTTGCCGGCGCTTCCGACGCTTTCGCCGACTTTGTCGACCTTGGCCAGGCCGTCTTCGACGCTGCGGATGGCGGCTTCCGCGTCGTTGCGACCGCGGAAGATGACATCAATGACTTGTGCGGTGGCCACGCCCTGCCCTGCCCTTGTGGATCAGCGCCGGCGGCGGCGCTTTGCGTTGGCGGCGGGCGCGGCGGTGCTGCCGTCTTCGCCGCGGCGGCGGTCGTGGTAGACGGCCCACAGGGCCAGCTCTTCGTCGGTGAGGCGGCCGTGGGGGATGAGGTCGGGCCGGTGTTGGTAGAGGAAGCCGCCGCGCATGTCGATCAGCCGCATGTGGGTGTAGAGGCTGGGGTCGTCTGCGAGGCGGCGTGCGGCTTTACCAGGTCGAAGCCCTTGCCCGTCAGCTCGGTGATGGTGTTGGTGAGCAGCAGGAATTCGATGGGGAATGCACCGGCCAGCTTGACGGCGGCGGGCATGTCCACCTGCGGGGCGACGGAGCCGGCGACCAGCATTTCCAGGCGCTTGACGACTTCGCCGGGCACGTCGCCGGCCAGGCCCAGGGCCTTGCGCAGTTCCTGCGCTTTTTCGCCACTGGAGGCGATGGCGTCGACCACGGATTGCACGGCGGCCTGGCGCTGCTTGGCTTCCATGGCGGCATGGAGTTGCGCGCTGTCCAGGCCGCGCACGGTCCATTCGGCCGGCTCGCCTTCAGGGAAGAAGGCAGCCAGGCCGGGGACGGCGACGGCTTGCGTGCGGGGCTTGAATTCAGCCTGCGCAAACTTGGCCAGGTCAAACCCCATTAGCCGACCTCGACGCCGGCCGAGGCCGCGCTGATGGTGCAAGAGGCCTGGATTTCGTCACCGGCCGGGAAGCTGCGGGTGATACCGAGTTTGCCCTGGCACAGGGTGTAGGGCGTCTTGTACCGATCGGGGAAGAACTTGAACCACAGGTTCTGGCCCTTGAGCGTGACCAGCGGGTCGGTGACGCCGTCGTTCAGGAACGCGGTGAAGCTGCCCTGGTTGAGCGTGCTGGACGTGCTGCCGATGTTGCCGCCGTAGATTTGCGTGCTGGTGACGCTGTAGGAGGTTTCGGGCATGACGAAATCGGTGGCCTTGGCAACAGCCGCGAAGATGGGCGCGCTGTAGGAGGCGTAGACACCCTTGGGCACCGTGCCGGCGTGGATGGACGGCAGGGCCGACTGAAACACGACGGAGCCGGCGGCATAGTTGATGTCGAACAGCGGGCCGTCGGCGCGCTCGACGTGCAGGCCCGGCACAGCGAAAAGCTGCGCGGCGGTGACCACGGCGGCGGCGCTGGTGGTGACGCGGACCTGGCCGATTTCGATGCTGCCCACGGGGATGAGCGGCGGGCCGCCCGCGGCGCCGCGGGTTTCGCTGAAGGCGACGGTGGCGCCGTCTGTACCCAGCACGGCGGCCAGGGCGCCGGCACTGGTGACCGTGATGCTGACGACTTTGGAAACGTTGGTGGACGGGCGCGTGATGGTGACGTTGCCAGCTTCCACAGCGGTGACGACGCCGGCCAGGTTGCACGACAGGGCCGTGACGGCCACCTGGTTGTTGGTGGCGGTGGCGGACAGCGTACCGCCGCTGATGAGGCCATCAGGCCGCACGGTGGGCGCGAAGCCGGCGCGCTGGCTCCACAGGCTGGCGGCGCTGGTGTAGGTGGTGGCGTCGCCGCTATTAGTGAGCGCGCTCATGGCGGTGGCGCTTTGGCCGCCTTCGTAGAAGAGTTGGGCGTTTTCTGCGGACATGGTGCGGGCTCCTGATGTTGGGCGGTAGGTGTTGGGGTCTGGTTTGGCGGTTTGGGTGTCAGTCGCGCGGGGTCAGGCGGCCAGGATGGACCGCGTGCCGGTTTCGTGCACGATGGGGAAATCGAGGTTCTGCACGCCGATGCGCTGCAGGTAGAAATTGACATCCGGCGCGATGCGGGGGTCTTCCACGCGCAGGGCTTTGCCGCCGAGGGTGTTGTCAGCCATCAAGCGGCTGAACACCTCAGCGGCCAGCAGTGAGCTGGCGCGGCCGGTGGTGGCGTTGTGGGTGTCGCTGCGCGCCATGCAGGCCACGCGGATGGTGCTGCGCCACTGCACCTTGCCATAGGCGCGATTCAGCGGCAGGCTGTCGAGCACGGTGACGCGCAGGGCGGCTGCGATGGTGGGGGGCAGTTCGTCGAAGTTGGTTTCGTCGTCAACCACGCCAGCGGCCAGCGCGGGGGCTTGCTGTAGCTTGGCGATGATGGCGGCGACGAGGCTGTCGAAGGCGGTAATGGACATGGCGGAGCCCGTCAGGCGGCTTCGAGCGTCAGGGTGGACCAGCCGGTGCCGTCGGGCTGGGCGCTGCGCACTTTGAACGCGCCAGCAGCACAAACGAGCGTGGCGCCATGGGCGCCGGCCACGTTGGCGGCCTGGTGCGTGCGCGTGCGGAAGGTGGGATCGGCCGTGCTGAGGCCGAAGCTGGCGACGAAGGGGGCTTGGTAAATGCCGACCAGCGGGCTGCCGTTGAGGGTGGCCGATTCACCGAACGTGGTTTCACACGCCAGGTTGACCCGGTCAATGGCAGCCGCGAAGTTCATGCATCATGCCCCTTCACTGCGCGCTTACATGCCCAGGACGAGGATCATGCGCACGGTGGTGTCGCCGCTGGCCTTGGCCACCAGCGCGATGCCGCACAGCAGGTTGCTGGTGGCCGTGGTGGTGATTTCTTTGTTGGTGTTGTCCCAGTACAGCTTGGCGCCGATGGCGGGCGTGTCAGTGGACTTGGCCTTGACGTCAAACACGCCATTGGTCTTGATGACCACGTCGGCGCCACTGGCGGCCGTGGTGGCGGCGACGCCGAACAGTGCAGTGCCGACTTGGACGCCATCGCCCGAGCTGACGGCGTAGGGGGCGGCGACCTGGATGGATTCGCCTTCTTGAACGTAATTGCGCATGGTGTGCTCCGGGTGTGGTGTGAAGGTGGGCGGCCCGCGTGGCGCCGCCCAGGTTGACGCTCAGGTTGACGCTCAGGTGGCGGTTTAGGCGCCGGCGGAGCGGTGCAGGCCCCGGTGGTCGATGGCCTTGGCGCCGAAGTCGAGGCGGCACTTGTAGGAGACGCCATCGACCTCGAAGCCGGGCTCGCTTTCGATGACCGGGCCTTCGGCGCCGTCGAGGTAGCAGTACTCGACGGTGTCGACCTGGCCACTGGACGCGGCCAGATACCACTGCGTGGCAGACGTGCCGTCCAGCACCGGTTCAACGATTGGCATGACGGCCGTGCGGCCACCGCTGCGGAACTCGTTGGTGGCCGCTGGCGTGGCCGGCACATAGTTGGCGCTTGTCAACTGGTAGGCGGTTTGCTCCAGGTCCGACGGCACGATGAGGTAGGCCGGCGCCAGGTTCAGTTCCTCGTTTTGCAGGCCTTTCATCTTGCGCATGCTGGTGCGCCCGGCGGCAAGGCTGGACAGCTGCAGCGCGGAGCCAGCGCCCGTCTGAATGTTGGCCTGGAGGCGGGCACCCGATGCGGCGGAGAACAGCGCCACGCCGTCGGCCATGGCCGCGTTGGCGGTCAGGATGCTGTAGACGGTGCGGTTTTCGAACCGGCGGGCGGCGCGGCCGTAGCCCTCGACCATGCGGTCGAAGCTGCGCAGGTCGTCGTTGACGATGGACTGACGCGACAGCGACACGATGGTGCCGCTGGTGAACACGGCGTAAACCTCGCCACCGTCTTTCATGGCGCCGTACTTGAATTCACCGTGCTCGTTCACGCGCTGCAGGTCCGGCATGGCGGAGATTTGCGCGACGGTGATGTTCTTGAAGTCGGACGCATTCGGCGCGCGACGGGCCCACAGCGCGTAGGTGCCGGGGTTTTCTTCGTAGGCACCGCGCAGGCGCTTGTTGGCCACGTTGGACATCAGCGTTGAAAAGTCGCTGGTGGTGTGCATGCCGGGGCTGCGGAAGTGCAGCATTTCAGAGGCCAGGCGCATGCGGTCCATGCCGCGCGTGGAGACGCCGCGCGACTCCAAGTATTCGCGGCCCATTTCCAGCAGGCTCAGGCCCCGGAACTGGCGGGCGTTGTCGTCGAGCTGCGCACGGCTGTCCATGCGGTGCATGACGGCGCCTTCCATGCCGCGCAGCTTGGTTTCGGTTTCGTCGCGCTCGGTGCGGACGCTGCGCACGTTGGTGTGGCCACCTTGGGCAGCGTCGCGCACGGCGATTTGCTCCAGGATGGCGGCGCGGGCCTGGTCGACGGTGGATTGCTTGCGGATCAGGCCAGCGGCCAGATCGGCGACACCGTGGCGGGCGCAGAGCTCGGTGATGTCGGCGGCGCGGGTGGCGGCTTCAGCGGCCAAGGCGGTGGCGTCGAGCACGGCGACGGCGACGCTTTGCGTGTCGGACTGGGCGGCCGTTGCGGCGGCTTGCTGGCGGGTTTGGTCGTCAGCGGCTTGGTTCAGGTTTGCGGGCATGGTGGGGTGCTCCAGGGTTGCTTGGGGTTGGGCGATGGCCCGGACGAGTTCGCAGGGGCTGGCGGTGCTGCTGGCCTGCGCGGTTTGCTGCGAGCGGGTGCCCGCGTGGGGATCGGCCGGGACGGCCACGAACGAGATTTCTTGCGGGGTCCAGCGCGTGGCGCGGTACAGGGGCACGGTGCCGCCGTCGGTGCGCATGTGCGCGGGTGTGATTTCGTAGCGCTGGACCGAGTAGCCGAAGCTGACGGCGCGGATGAGGCCGGCGCCGACATCGGCAGCGACGGCGGCGAGTTGCGGCGTGCTGGTGCGCAGGCGGATGTCGGCATGGCCTTGGCCGTCTGCCACCCAGCCGCGGGCGGCGATGCCGAGGATGGCGCCGGTGCCACCGTATGCGCGGTGGCCGTCCAGCACCTGCACGGTGCCGGCTTCGAAGCGAGTCATGTCGACGGCGTCGGCGTCGACCTGCAGCTCTTCGTCGTACAGGGTGTCTGACATCCAGTCATAGGCGCGGCGCTGGGCGCCGGTGGTCCAGACGAGCGTGCAGGATGCGGTTTCAGCGTTCCACGAACCGGGCACGAAAGACGCCTCGCGCAATTGCGCGGGCAGGTCGACGGTGCTGCGGGTGTGGCTGGCGGCTTGGTTGCTGCTGCTGATTTCAGGCATGCGCAGATGATGCGCATGCGGGTGTCTCAGGGGTAGGCAGGGGTGAGACTATTTGCGGGTGGCGCTGTCAGCAGAATGGCTCGTCGATGATGAGCAGCCGAGCGGTGGCTTCCCGCACTTCGCCGGCGTTGGTGGTGCCAAAGCGGGCGCGCACGGTGTATGCGGCTTGTGCGGCGCCGGATGGAATGGAGCCGCCACCGATGAGCACCTGGATCACCTTGCCGGCCGGCACCTGACGATTGAATTCATAGGTGACGGCTTCGCTGTTGATTTGTGCATCGCCAAAGCTGAGAGCCGCGCCGGGGCCCTCTGCGGATAGCTGGATGGCGCCCTCGATGGACTCTGACGGGCCCAGCAGCAGCTGGCAGTTGAAGTCGCAAAGGACCGTTTCGCCGGAGCGCTTGACGAGTTGTTGCTGCATGCTCATGCCCTGCGGTGCGGGTTGATGGTGACGACGCGCTGGCGGTAGGGGATGAGCCACACGTCGGGATTGCCGGGCACGAATTGCACGGCGGATGGGATGCGGCCGGGAGCGGCCGACCGCGCGCCGGAGCGGGATGTCCACGCGCTGCTGGCCTGCTTGGCGCCACTGGACGCTGCTGTGCTTGCGCATCGGGTAGACGCGAAGGCGCCGGCCGATTTGCCGCCAGCGACCGAGCACCGGGCGCCGACGCGGGACGACGCCACGCCTTGCGGGACGGCCGCAGCTTGGCCGGGCGCGCTGGCTCGCGTGCCGGCGCGGGTGGACCATGTGTTGCCGGCTTGCTTCCCGCCGATCGTTGCGCTGGCAGTTGCCGCCGATGCAGACGCAACAGCCGCCGTGCCCTTGCTGCCGACGACCGAGGCCCGCGCGCCAGCGCGTGAGGATGCCAAACCTTGCGGTATCGACGCGGCCTGGCCGGGAGCGCTGGCCAAAGCTGCAACGTGCGCGGCCCAGAGGCTGCTGGACGCTTTACCGCCAACACACGACGCGGCAGCGCCGGCCGTGCTGGCGGTAGAGGCGGCGGCCGTTTTGCCGCCGGCGACTGAGCAAAGAGCGCCGACGCGCGACGATGCGATGCCTTGCGGGATGGATGCGACCCGACCCGGGGCGCCTCCGCGCACACCGGCACGGGAAGCCCAGGTAGCGCTCGCCAGTTTGGCGCCCGTGCACGATGCCGCGACGCCGACCGCGGTCGAGGCGTTGCTACTGGATGACTTACCCCCAGCGACTGAGCACCTGGCACCCACGCGTGACGACGCCACGCCTTGCGGCAGGGCCGCCGCTTGCCCGGTGACAGACGACCTGGCGCTGACGGTCGATGAGGTGGACGATGCTGCGGCCTTGCTGCCAACGCTACCGGATCGTGGGGCGGCGTTTGACGCTGCCGAGGCTTGCGATGCTTTGGCACCGGCCGCCGCGCTGGTGGCGCCGCTTCGTGCCGCTACCGTTCCGGCCGCGGACTGCGCAGCGCTGGCAGGGGCATCGCCCCACGCCAGATCACCCCATGGTGCGCCGCCCCACATATCCGCTTACGCCGTCAAGCGCAGCAGGCGCCGCGAGATGCGCGCCAGGTCTTTGACATGGTTGCGAAGCTGTGCCAGCGTGGTCGTGCCGTCGATGCCATCAACAACGGCCTGCAGATCCGTTTGCAGCGCTTTCACAGCTTGACGTTCAGCTTTGTCCGCCGCCTTGGCTGCGATTACAGCAGCGCTGCGCTTGTGATTGATCGCCATGCTTACACCGGCCACGCTACCGTGACCGCCTCCACTGATGCTGTGGTTGTTGCCGCATCGATGGCATCCGATGCCGTGTTGCTGGCCGCGATATGGGCATCTACCCAATCCGTCATCGCCTGCAATTCGGTCGGGCCATATACACCAGCGAGCGCACTCAGTTGCTTTTCAATCGGCCAAGTTGCCGTGATGCGACTGCGGCACTCGAAGTTGATCGCCGCGATGCGCGCCGCTTTGACCTGCTCCAAGCTTGGCGCGGGTGGATCTGGAATCTGCTCAGTCGTGGTTGTGATGCCCAGCGCCTGCCGCTGCTCATCCGACAGTGCGCGGACTAAGTAGCGCGTGCCGTCATCGGCCGCCCACCAGTCGGCGGATATTTGCGCACCAGAAGCGGATACGTATTTTGTGATGACTCTCATGTCCACGCCTCAATTTCGCAAATAATCGAGTACGCATATCCGGCTGTAATATACGCCCGTATCTTTGTCGTCGTTATCGGGCTAAATGTGAACTGCCGCCATACTTTATCATTTCCGGTCACATTCCCGCCCGGAACAGTGGCCCATGCCGACCCGTCCCAATACTCGACGACAAAATCTGTTAGCGGGAATTCCGTAGACACCATGCTTAGCGTGGGTTCTGGGGCGTCTCCGAAATTATCCGGTATCCCGATAACGTTGATTGTTTGGATCGTGCTAGATGCTGCAAACGTCACCTCCAACCAATCGGGCCACGTATTGGGCGTACCGCATGCCCAACCACCAGACCCTGCACCCCAGCCGGCCGCCGTCCGAGAACCGTTAATCGCGGACGATGCCGGAAAATTTGCGCCGAGCTGACTAGACGCCGCTGCTGATGCTCCATTAGCTGCGAGCGCAACATTGACAGATGACGTACTTGCGGCGGTCGACACCCAGGGGAGTGGCGCGCCCGGAATCATGCTTTGATGTCCTTGGCAATGCCGAGAATCTGGATGCGCGTCGATGTCCAGGCGATGCAGCTTATAACGTCAACCGCATTCGCTGCCGTACTGAGCGCTGGAAGCGTGGAAAGACCCCCGGCATATCGGAAGTATGAGCCCCAGCTGCTGATAACCCGCGGTCCACCGCTGGCTGGCTGCGTAATCTCAATTACGAAAGATTGGCCAGCGGCCAAATTGGTCGGGTTTGCAATACCAAAATTGGCATTCGGTGTTAGGGTGTAGAAGTTGCCCGAATTCGCATCTATTGTGATAGCCCCGCTCGGCGTCAGCGTCGTAATAGATCCGCGTTGAGCGCCCTCCCAAGTGTTCGTCGCAAACAACATTGGAAAAGACTTCCACTTGTTCACAACCCATGCCATCATCCGAAACGTGGAGCTGCTGTAGACAACCGCAGGACCGCCAGGATCGTTTGATGAAGACTCATCAACAATTGCCAGGGTCGGAACTCGACCCAACTCAAAGCGATTGCCGAAAGCCGCCGTAGGCAGCACCATGCAAACCGCCGCGCTGCTCAGACTTATTCTTGAGCCGGTGCTCGAATCCTCCAAAGTGCCGCGCGAAAGTGTTGTGCCTGAGTGCGTGTAGGTGCAGCCAGTGGCGATTTCCCACGCTGTGCCATCAAGGAACAGGAATGGGAACGTCTGACCGTTCTGGCTTGCACCCAAAGCGCGAAAGCCAGAAAGTGCAGCGGCAAGCGTGATCGAGCCCGTACCCGGCGTGCCGGAGACAGCCTGCTTGACGCGGTTGATGTGGGTATCAGCCACGGGTCAGCCTGCCGTTATGCGTCGACGGCCAGCGACGCGCCGCTGTTGACCTGGTAGGTGCCTTGCGCGCCGTAGCTTTCCGGCACGATCTTGGACACGACGCACTTTTTACCGGGCAGGCCCGTGAGGTCGATGGCGACGCCGCCGGACGTGGCCGCGACCTTGAACGTGTTGGTGGTCGCGTCGCGCACGTAGTAGACGGTGCCCTCGATCAGGCCCGCCGGCGGGGTGTCGCCAACAAACACGATCTTGTCGGTGTCGGCCAGGCCGTGGGCAGCTGCGGTGATGGTGTCCGCGGTGGTATCGGCCGCGAACTCCATTTCCGATCCGCCGCACGAGGTCATGCCCAGGAACGTGCCCCCAGTGATGGCCGTCCAGCGGCCGACGAACTGCACAGCGGCGGCGGCCGGCACGTCGAATGTGACGTTGGCGCTCTGCGCCTTGCTGCCAGTGCTGGCGGCACCGTAGGTCACCGCTTTGCGGGCATAGGCGGGCGAGCCGCCGGTCAACTCGTTGGCACCGGTGGTGCTGTAGGCCGAGTGCAGGCTGAGGTGCGTGGTGCCCTCGGCTGCGATCATGAGATTGCGAGATGCGTCGGTAAACATGGTGGTGGTCCTTTTGGATCAGGCCGACTGGCCGGGGGTGAAAACGGCCGACCGGCCGAGGTTGAAACTGTGGTGGGCGGTGTGCAGCAGGCGCGGGCCAATGCGGCCCTGACGGCCAGGAATGCGCAAGCCACACGCGGTGGCGAGAAAGTCATACCCCAGGCGGCTGCAAACGGGCCGGTCCGGGTCGCCGAGGTCGCGCAACAAAACGAACCCGGCCAACTCGGCGAGGTCGTAGCGTTGGCCGATGCGGTCGAACAACTCTGATTCCGCTTGTTCTTGGGTGCCTTGGCTGGTCGACAGCACGGGCAGATCGGCCACGATTTCGCGGCCGTGCATCCAGTCCGGCAGATAAGTGCGGGCGACGCCACCCCAGACGGCTGCATCAATGACCCAATCGCCAAGACGGATGCCCGCGTGGCTCATGTGGCCGGCGTCCCACGCGCGGATGAGCGCGTCGGCGGGCTGCCAGCGGGTGGTGCGGGTGTAAAGGATGCTGGAGCGGGTCATGCTGCGCCCCCCGTGTTGGCAGGCGCCGCGCCCGGTTTGGTCTTGCCTTGCAATGCCAGCAGCAGGTCGAGCACGCCGGCTTTTTCGAGGGCCTGCATGTCGCTCTTGATTTCGTCAAACACGGCCTGGGGGTTGTAGCCGCGGGAGCGGAGTTTTTCGCTCAGGGTGCTGAGGCCGCTGGCGATTTCGAGGCGGTCGCTTTCGGCGTCTTGTTGTGGGTTGACGTAGTCCCATTTCGGGCAGCTGTGGTCGAACTGGTGGGCGGCGCGGGGGATGATGCCGGCGAGGACGGCGGCGTCTTGGGCGGCGGTGAGAACGGGTTCAATCAGGCGGGGGATGACGGTGAGCCATTGGGTGGCTTCGACGGCTTTCTTGAAGTCGAGGCGGCGGACGCGGGCGCTGCTGAAGTTGGTCTGGCTCACGTCGCCGGTCATGAGTTCGTAGGGAACGCCCAGGCCGCTGGCGATGAGCTGCAGGTTGAACTTGAGCGTGTCCACGTAGCCGGGCATGGCCTTGGGCTCGATGGCGGTCAAGTTCAGGCCGGCGGGCACTTGCAGGATGCCGCCGCCAGCGAGCTCGCCCAGGTCGCCGCTGGTGGCGGTGCTGGTGGTGGCGCCAGACGGTGGGCCGTCGCCCAGGGTGGACACGTCGCCGCTGGCGACGATGCCGAGGCGGCTCTCGAGGTTCTTGCGGGCTAGTTCGGCGTCTTCGTAGAGCTGGTTGTCGCGGGCGCGAGCGATGATGGGCGCCAGGCGGGTGAAGCCCCTGCCCTGCCCAGGCCGGTCGGGCGCGTAGAGGTGGACGATATTGCGGGCGGGTATGCGCACGCTGGATGTGCGGCGCGTGAATGCGGCGGCCAGGCCCATGTCGCCGGGGTGGGTGTCGTGCAGCCAGTAGGCGGCGGGGCGGCCGAGGGCGTCATAGCCGATGCCGTTGATGGTGTTCTCGCCTTCGATGACGCCGCTGCGGCTGGTGTCGAGCCAGTCGATTTCCAGCATCTGGAGTTGCAGCGGGATGGGCAGGCCATCGGACGGGCGGCGCGGGCGCAGGCGGATGAGGACTTCGCCGTCTTGCTCCATGGCGCGGTAGGCGGCGGCCTGGATGCCGGGCCAGTCCAGCCGGCCGTCGGCGTCGCACACTTTGGACCAGGCGGCGAAAGCGGCGTTGAATGCGGCGGCGGTGCGGGCGTCTGTTGCGCGGCTGACGATGCCGGTGCCGATGGTGTAGCTGACGAGGCCCTCGAGGCCGGCGCGCACGTAGGGAACGTTTTGCACCAGGGTGCGGGCTTTGGCGCGCAGGGTGGCGGCGTCTGCCGCGTGGTCGGCATTGGCGCTGGCGTTTTGCCGGCGCGGGCGCCAGGTGTCGCGCGGACTGGCGGCCTCATAGGCGCGCTGGAGCTGGCGGCGCTGGTAGGCGCGGCGGATGCCGGCGGCAGGGTCGAGGTAGCCGACGACGCGGTCGATGAGGTTCATGGGTGCGCCCTGCCCGCTTTCAGTCGCCGCGCACGGTGGTGTTGCGGAAGCGGAAGACGCCGCGGCGGGTGGCGCCAGATGCGGACGCTGCGCCTGCTTTGAGTTGCTCGCTTACATGGCTTCTGGCCTTCAGGAGTTCTTCGGTGGTGGCGTATTCGACTTGGCGGCCTTCGACGTACACGCGGCGGTGGCCCGAGGCAATGGCTGCGTCTAGGCTGTCGAGGTCGGTCTGGGTGTACGCCATGGGCTGAGACTACCGGTTAGGGTGTCTCAGGGGTAGGCAAGGGTGAGACTTTGGGGTGGGCGGTGTGGCGGGCGCGTGGGTGTCGTGATAACTGGTGCGGTGTCGTGATAAATGGCTTGGGTGGCTTTGGAATCAATGGGTTGGGTGGTGGGAAGGCGCCAGGTTATGCGACATGGGTGTCGTTCAAATTGTGTTAGCCGGCTCGCGGTACGCCGCCAGTGCGTTCTCGCTGCCGCTCAGGTACACGGCCGCCAGCGTCTCCTGCAGCGTGGCGCCGCTGTTCACCATGTCGGTGAAGATGCCGAGCGCAATGCTCTCGATGCACTCGCGCGCCTCGGCAGGCAGCGCCACGGTGTTCATGTTCACCGGGCGCGGCCGGTAGCCGCGGGCGCGTGCCTGCTTCTCCAGCACGCTGCGGTGCATCGGGCGCAATGCGTCGGCTCGGCTCATGGCTAGAACGTCGTGGGCTGGGCCACGCCGCGCGTCAGCGCCATCAGGCCGGTCTGCAGGTCGGTGGCGCCGATGCTCACCCACCGCTGGTCAAGGCCATCGGTTGCGCGCAGCTTCGCCACCAGCTCGCCCAGCTTCACGCCCTCGGCCTTGATCTCGTTCATCAGCGCAGCTTCCGCCTCGTTCAGTTGGCGGTATCCGGTGATCTTCGGTTGCACGAAAGTTTCCATTGCTTTCCTAGGTTGTGCCGGTTTTCACCTGGCCGGCTAACAGGTCGCTCAAACGGACGGCCCTGGCGGGCCGCCGTTTAGCTTTGCGTTAGGCGGCTCGTGGCGCGCGGGCGGCCATGCAGCGCGCGGGCTTTCGGCGTTGTCGGCCTCCATTGCCACCATCAGCGCAATCAGGGCGTCGCGGGTTCGCATCGAACGGCCGCCGCCAGCGCCGCCAGCGCAAAACTCCACCGTGCTGGTGTGAACTTGGCTGCCCATGCCCGTGCCGGTAACAGCCAGCACTACATCGCCGTCGTCCTGCAAATGCAGGACCATCTGGTGGTCGCCTGCAGGCCCCATATCGCCGCATCGTCCTACCGTCCGTTTCTTCGGCCATTCCATCGCTCTCGCCCTTTCGTGCCTTCGTTCACCAGCCGCATAACACGTCGCTCAACACGAGCGCCAACGGGTCGCGGCCTTTGCTCCTGTCCAGTCCTTCCCGCCGCTGGCTCCGTGTTAGCTCCAACGTTAGGCCTCAAACCACCGCACCGCGTCAGCTTTGCCGGTGAACACCAGCCACGCGGCACGGAAGCGGCTGCGCAAGGCGAACCCCTGCCAGCCAATCGGGCGGGCTGGCGTCCACCCCAGCGTGGGGTGCGAACTCGCCACCGTCTGCGTCAGCTTCACGAGTTCAGTTACCCAATACACATTCGGGCAGTTCATCGGTTTCATCTCCGGCCACCAGGGCCTAACAGTGCGTTCAACCGGACGCCTGTCGGCGTCCTCGCGTTTCGTGGGTGCCACCGTGGGCGCCGGTTAACTCCGCGTTAAAAATGGTTGTCATGCGGAAGGCCGCAGCGTCGGCAGTGGTAGCTGAGTACGTCGCGCCGCTTGGTTTTGACTTCCGATTTCAAATACCAGAAGCAGGCGCCCAGTTTGCGGCGCGCTCGCAAGGCTTTCAGGCGGGATTGCAGCCAGTGCATGGCCTTCACTTTTTGCCCCCTTCCGCCCGCGCAAACCGCCCCGGCTGCTTGAGCACGCGGTACACCGTGGCGCGGCTGATTTTGAGTGTTCGGGCGACTTCGCTGGCGTTGCGGCCGTTGAAAGTGGCGAGGATGGCGGCGATGCGTTCTTGGCGTTCGGTGGGCTGGCGGCTGGCGACGTACCAGCGTTGGCCGCCGAATTCTTTGCGCATGTCGTCGGCCAGGGCCTTGCGTTGCTTTGCCAGGTCGGGTTTGAGCTTGACGAGGTAGTCGAGCATGCGGGCGACGAGGTCGTCGGTGTCGTCGGCGGGCGGCGCGGGGGGCGGCGCTGTGGCGATGGACGCGGTGGGAGCGGCGGGCACGACGGGGGCGGCTGCGGTTGGGGTTGCGGTGTGGGTCATGGCGGTTGGCTACCAGTCGCGCTGCAGGCGGCGGGCGGTGCTGCGGGGTTGCGGGCGGGCGTGGGCGGGCAGCGGCGGGCGGGTTGTGGGGGTGGCGTTGTTGCTGCCTTCAGCGTCGGGGTTACTGGATACGGGGCCGTGGTTGCTAGATTGCGGGGTGGCGGTTGCCGCGTCGACGGTGGCGGCTTGGTCGGTGGCGGCCGATGAGGTTGCCGCTGGTTGGGCGGTGCCTGGGCCGTCGAACAGGTCGCGCGATTGGGCGAGGCTTTCCCACTTAGCCCATTCGTGGGCGCGCCAGCGTTCCATGCCGAGGTAATGGGCGGCGACGAGGGCGTAGACGGCGCAGTCGAGGGCTTCGTTGCGTTTGCCGGCGGGCTTGACCCATTCGAGGCGCGGGCGGCCTTTGACGTAGCGGGTGACGAGGCGTTCGGCGGTGAGTTGCTCGAACACGTCGGCGGGCAGATGTTTGCTGAGGTGCACGTAGCCGGGACCGACATCGGCGACGCGGAAGCGGCCGTAGATTTCGGCCTTGGCGGTGTCGGTGCCGACGGGCCACAGCTTGACGCCACGCCGCATTTTCTGGCCGCGCCAGTTGACATCCTGCTCGGTGGGTTTGCCGAGAATCGCGCGGCCGGGCTGGCTGCTGCCTTTGACGGCGATGACGTGGGCGTGCTGGTGGCTGCGGACGTAGGTGTAGACGGCCTGGGTGTGGTGGCCGCCGGAGTCGATGGCCACGGCCATGAGTGGCACGGTGCGGCCGCTGGCGTGGCTGAGCGGGGCGCGGCGCAGGTCGGTGAGCGCTTTCCAAGGGCTGCCGGCTTCGGTTTCTGGGATGGCTGGGTCGCCGTAGATGACCTGGCGATCGACAAGCTGGCGTTCGAGATCGCGGCCCCAGGCCCAGGTGTAGGCCTCCAGGCGATCGCCTTGCACGTCGACGCCCATTGTGGCGACGAACAGGCCCCAGTGCACCTGGCGCAGGGGGATGTCGGCGGCGCGTTTGCGCAGGGCGTGCTCGTCGGCGCGGTCGCCTGCGTCTTCCCATGTCTCCGCCAGCGACGTGTTGACGAAAGTCTTGAGCTTGGTGCTGTCGCCCGCGCGGGCTGTCTCTTGCGCCCTTTCCCAGTCTCCCACCAGCATGGACCAGCTTTTCCAACCGACGGGGCTGTAGAGCTTGTTCAGGTGGAAGCTGCGCGCCAATCCATTCTGCGCACCCGGCATTTCTGGCACCCACAGACCGGCAGCCAGCATGTCGGTTTTCTGGTGGTTCTGCAGGGTGCTGCCGCAGTGTCGGCAGACATAGACGGCGGTTTCTGGCCTGGCTTCACCGCTGGGGGTTTTCAGCCACTTGATGCCCCAGGCCGCGCCCGCACCCCACTCCAGCGTCTGCAGCGTGTTGCAGTGCAGGCATGGCACGTGGTAGCGGCAGCGATCGGCGGCGAGATATTCTTCTTCGATGCGGCTGAATCCTTTGGTGGTTGGCGTGCTGGCCAGGATGAGCTTTCGCTGTCCGAAGTTGGACATACGCTCCCACACCAGGCCGAGGGGGTCGCCCTCGCCGTCGACGTCATGCGGATAGCCGTCGATTTCGTCGCATGCAGCAAACGGCAATGGCTTCGACGCCAGGCTGCGGGCGCTGTTGGCACCGGCGAAGTACAGGGTTGCTCCGCCGGGCAGCTGCTTGGTTTGCCAGGTGTTGGTTTCGTCGCGCGAAGTCGCCTTCGGCATGCGGTCACGCACGGCAGGTGTGGCGCGCACGGTCGGCATGAAGCGCTCGCGGCTGTGGTCCTTGCCGTCTTGCAGCGTGGGCTGGACCATCATCATGTCCATGGGCTGCAAGTGAATGCGCTTGAGAACCGCGTTGTATATGACTTCGGATTTGCCGAGCTGCGTGGCAAACATCATCGATACGCGCTGCACCGGGCTTTCTGGGTCTGTGCAGGCCATGGGCTCGGCCAGGTACGGCGTGCGAGACGTGCGCCACGGGCCGCGCTCGGGGCCTTTAGCGATGTGGCGGAACCGGTCGGCCCAGCCCGACGCAGACATTGCCAGTGGCGGGGCCATGTGTGCCAGCAAGATCTTCTGGTAGAAGGCTTCGGCCTGCGCCGCGAAGATGTCGTCACGCGCCCCCATCTGGCACCCCCGCAAATTGCTGGAGCGCCTGGCGGTGCTCTTGGTCGATCAAAGCGCGAATCTTGGCTTCGTCGCCACCAAACCCCACGATGACAGGCGTGATACGGGTGGCCAACTGCAGCAAGTGCTCGCGGAACAGGGCAGCATGGCGCGCGTGGATGGCGTCGATGTCGGCGCGGCGCACCAGTTCGCCCTGAAGCTCAGCCAGCTTGAGTTCGGCCATGTCGGCCTCGGCCTTTTCGCGGCGGGCCTTGACGGCCCAATAGGCGTCGTTTTCTTCCCTCGACGGCGTCTCGCCTGACGACCCGGATGACTGCGCGCCAATGTTGGCTGAATCTGCTGGTTTGCTGCCGGCGCGCACGCGCGTGTTTCGCGCCCATTGAGCGTCGGCTGCTACCGGGTCGATTTTCCCGTCGATAAGTGAGATTCGGCCATCACGAACAGCACGGCGGACAGCGGCCTCAGTGCACTCACGGCGGCGGGCGTAGTCGCTTTTGCTGATGAGTTCGACCGAACCTACAGGCATAGACCGTACTGAAGACCGAACAAATCACCAACCGCCATGACTAGCGCAATCGCGCGCCGGAACGGACCCGCGCGCGAGCGGGTGGGGAAGGACCCGCAAAACCCACAGCCGGCCACCCGATCCGCCCTCACCCGCCGGCCCTCGACGCCTGCAGGCGCGCGAACGACTCCGCGACCGCGATGCCAAACTCTTCGTTGATGACGGCCGGCGCC